ATCAGATGATTGAGCTATATCGCTATCTGCACGCCCAGGCTGGTGCCGCTTCTGCGAAGGAGTTATTGCAAAGCCTGATAACTATGGAAGAGCACGAGGCGATGCAGATGGTTATGGGTAACAATCGTGTAGCGCGGCGCGAAAATTGGAACTAGTTTGCGCGAAAATTGGAACTGACACGTTGTTCTAAAATGTGGAACTGAGTTTCAATTAGCAGCACATCAAACGCGAATTCCACATCACGCAGATGGCTCGACCTACAGTGGTCTTCCTGCCAAAAGAACATCCGGTTGATCGTGAGGTAGGCATAGTGCCAGCCGGGTTTGTCTCGGTTGAGGTAGCAGCGGGCGCTGACCGTTTGATCGTGGTGCCCGAACAGCAGCCACAGGTTCGCCGTCTGGCTGGCCCAGGCAGCGACCCGTAGCATGTGCCGGCCTACGCGCCCCACACCAGCGCCTCGATCTCAGCGTAGGACGTGATCGCCCCGGACTGGATCCGCTGGGCGTAGACGCCTTCCTGCGCAATCAGGAGGCCTCGGCGCTCTGCGATCGACATGAGGGCCTGCTGTACGTCCGCAACAGGGTGAACGGCGTGGAACAGTCCATCGCTGTCCTTCCATGTTGCGAAGCTCTCAGCGCCCAACATTCGAGCCATCTCCAAGGCCTCGAACAGCGCCTGGCGGTTGCTCTGAGACCCGGAGTACCGAATGCCGTTGACCGCAACGCCTTGGTCCTCGGCAGCCTTGCGAGAGGCTTCCAATGAGTACAGAAGCTGCTCAGTCGTCGGGACACGGACAAAAGGCTCAGGTTGCACCTTCACTGGCGGTTTTTCGCCCTCTGGCATAGGCCAGTTTTCCGGATTATCACGCGGCAGCGAGGCATTAAGGCGCTTTGACCATTCATAGTGCGTGCCAGCGAACTCATCGTTCTTATACTGCATCGAATCATCCTCTATACGTAACGCTGATGTCCCGTATTCCGCGTTTGGAAGGCGAATAGCCGGAAAGGGCATACGATTTAATTCCTATTGACACCACATATCTGCCCGGAGGTATCGTGTACGTGAAGGTTTCTCCTATAACGTCACGAGGGACTTTAATTTCAATGCCGTCATCGCCTTTATAAATTGTTTGCCCTTGCCTCGAGGCCGACCAACTATCAGACGTGCCAATATATTCCTGACTACCATCGTCCATACTTATTTCGATTGTAGAAGTCCCTAAGGAGCCAGACGGTGTATGGTAGTACCCGTGAATTGTCGCACTAATTGCTGCGACATCGGCTATATTTGGTATTGGTATATCTATTGCGGGGGACCCCCAGTCAGTCACGTTCCTGTAGTACCCCAAAGTATCGTCCCACACCCAGCCGGTTGTTACGGTGAATACCCCGGATATATCATCATTGGGCACTTGGTAGCTAGGCCCTACTACACCAGAGTGGATCACCCCAGCTGCCGGCCTCACCGCATTCGCAAACATCAGGCAGTACCCCCTAAATCAAACGCCACAACCTCAACACCGTTGTGGCTGAACTGAAGATCGTGCTTTGCTTTCAGCAATGTCGGCTGCCCACTGCCCGACCAGCGTCCCACACCTGTATAGCCCAGCCCATATGTGTCGCCGCCAACAACCGTCACCGTGACGCACTTCCCGGCAGTCAGGCTGGATACATCCAGCGTTTCCGCGGCGCCCAGCGTCAGGATTTGCCACGCGCCGTCTGCCGAACGGTCCAGCGTGGTTGACGCGGTGCCGGTGGCTTCTGTGTAGTCCTTGATAAGACTCCCGGTTTCCAGCACGACCACCTCTTCAGGCGCGACCCACGCAGACCCGCTGAATCGAAGTCGATGGCCTGTGTCCAGAACCTGAGCAACCCAGCCAGCACTCGCCGTGAAAAACTCCCAAGCATCAACGTTGTATCGGGCAATCTTGCCATCCTTTCCATCCCATACTCCTGTAGCACCCACAGGAACTATGTACCGATCCCCGGAAGTTGGCGATGCAGGGGCACCTGAAGTTGCAGATAGCACCGCCAGTTGAATCAGGGCGTCCAGTTTTTTCAGGTTGGCGTCCATCCCGGTGTTCCAGCCGGATTCACCAAGAGACCAACCATAATTGAGCCCGAGATTCGGGGCTTGAATTGCAGGCATGTCCTATTCTCCTCAAGTCGCTGTAATCTGGATCTCGACACTCAGGGACTCGACAGCCCCTTTGAACGCGGAGACCCGGTAGTGGTAGACCTCTCCCGGCACCGTCGTGGTGTCTACGTAGCCGGTTTCGTCAGGCCCCAGCTCCGCCAGCGGTGCAGGTAAAGACCCGTCGAGGATGGGGGTATCTGAACGATAGACCCGATGCCCGTCCTCGCTGCCGTTGAGATCAGTCCACACCAGTTCAACCGCCATATGCGCCTCCGTAATTTATGCCGTAGCCGACAGTGATGTTTGCCGCAGTCAGGTCAGCCGGGGCTTTGAGCAGCGCCACGGTCGCGGTGAACGGCTGCAGGCAGTCGAGACTGCCCCGCGCCGAGTAGACCCGAATCTCCAGGAACTCCGTATCGGCGTCCGGAACATCAACAGAGAAGTCCAAGGTCTCAGTCGATGCAGGCCCGACCGACCGGTTGATAAAGTTCGCCTGCAGCACAGCCTGGGACGCATCGAGTAGATCGACCTCAACACGGTACGACACCCCCGCCTCAGGTCCATAGTGCCCGGCGTCAAACCAGCTCACCGGTAGGTTGGACTGCAGGCCTCGGTCGCGGTGGCTCCACGTCAGCACGATCTTGCTCGGCATGAGGGGGTCGCCTGAGAACACGTAGGTATCGTTCAGCTTCACGTTCGCAGGCGGATACGGCCTGTTAAATCGGTTTGTGATCTCGGCATCGTGGTAGACATAAGGGCCTGCGAAATCCGCACGCCCGGTGCTGGGACGCCCGTAAACCTCTGCCACCTCGCCGGCCACGAATTCAAGCGACGAGTATGTGTAGTCGTTGTGGAAGAAGTAGATTGGAGTGGCGGCCGTAATCTGGCGCGGCAGTGTATCGGCCACCCCTCGGTCCAACATCATCGTGGTGTCGCCCGGCTGCAGATCAGACGCGACGGCTGCGATTTCACGGGAGCCGTCAGTGCCATCTCCGATCAGTACAAACTCGCCCGCGGGCACGGCGGACAGGCCGTTGTACGCCTGAATAGAGACGGATGTCTGATCCGGCTCCGCCGTTTGATCGACCAAAGCGGCGAAACCAAAGTCCCCTTCAACGGCGCTGGTCGTTAGCGGCGTAGTGCCGTCCGGGTAGACGAACAGGTCGTAGTTAATGTGGTTCGTGGAGGGGGGCTCAACACCGATAAAGCCTACGTAGCCCACATCTGCGGGAAGGTCTTGAACGTAGCTGTCGCCTACACGGCGGACAATATGAACGTAGGGCACCTCAAAAGCGGTCTGATAGGGGAAGTTTGAGGCTGATCCGATGGGGTTCACCCAGCCTGAAGGCGTCGGCACCGTGAAAGCTGAAAACTCAGAGCCGAACACGTCCTCCCCAAACTCGATGGTAATCTCGCCGTTGAGCGCCCCATTATCAGAGCGTTTAGCCACACGGCAAACCATCGACTCAATGCCGTTGTCCGGGTCGTTCAGCACGAACACATCCCCCGGCTTGAGGTTGGCCACGGACCGGTTGGTGACGACGGTGCCGCGGGCAAACGGCCGGCTGGTCGCCGCCAAGTCCCGAGTCGCCACCATACCGGCAACCGCGTCGTTGGTGATGCCCGGATACTCGTAGGTCTGGTTAATGACGGTCCCGACCATGGTGATTGCGGCGGTGTCCTGCACAGTGATCGCGGCGTCATTGTCCGTCTCGCGGTTCCAGTATTTGACCGTGACCTGGTTGGTCAGCTCAGAGAGCGCCGGCACCTCGAACTTCGTGACTTCTGAGTTGGAGTGATCCAGCACAGGCAAGCTCGGGATGTCGTAATCCCCACGGATCAGCTTCAGCTCCTGCAGACCGGTTTCAGGGTCCTCATAGCGCACAGCGTCGATGTGGCGAAGCACCTCACCGATAAGGTCCTCGATCGGTGCTTCATCGGTCCATAAGAAAGACAGGCCCAGGCCCTCAGCGTGGAGCTGGTCCGCAGCTGTAATGAAGGAAGGCCCGATCTCGGATTCAGGCAGACCTCGGCCCCAAATGTTATCAGTAAGGCATTCGCGGATGATGTGAGCCGGGTTCATGTCAGCCAGCGAGCCGCTATTTGTCGCCCAGATTTCAAGATTCCGCCATGAGGAGCTGCCACCGCCACTGGCATTTTCCATCAGGATTTTAATGTCGGAAATGCTACTAGCTTGAAAGGCAATACCTGTCACACGGTCCACCTCAACGCCGCCTTTGCGAAGCACAACCGTTTGCGAAGACCCTGACGGCTCTACGATAGACTCCAACTCATACCACGTACCTATTTCCGGAGGCCCGTCTAGCAAGGTCACACCCGAGGAGTTATACCCAGCGTTCAGGTGGATACGCCGAAGAGGGTCGGTCACTTTTTGACGTGCGGGGATGATAGATAGCGGGCCTGACCCGAAAGCGCCAGAGTCATCATTCCCTATACTGTTCACACGAAACTCAACTTTGAACCCCAGGAACACACTGAAAGGACCTACAGGTTTACTAATGCCCGCGGCCCCGTCCCCTGATGACGGGGTCACTGAAACAGCGTTGTCTGAGACGTAGAAAGAATCCCAAGTGCCATAATCCAGGTTGAACCCGTCCAGGCTATTGAGAGGGTCAGTGTATGCGGGGGCATTGGTCGAAAAACTATAAGACCCCACCTCCGCCTTCTCCGGATACCACTGCTCGGACCCATCCCCCCGAACATGAATGCGCTGCGCGGTAAACTTCCAGGGCTTCAGATACGGGTTCACACCCAGATAACACTGGCGCAGCACCACGGACGTGACGCCGCGATAGGCGCTCATCACGGCGGAGCCGATCTTGGCCAACAGGTAATCGTTTTTGGCTTGATCCGGGTGGCCGGATAGGACATCGATGTCGCCTTTAACCCCACCCTCGCGCTTATCACCGCCGAACAGTTTTGGCTTGTCGATGGTCACACGAGCAGGTGCCGCCGTATTGGCTGTTGCTTCTCCTATCCACGCCTCTTTACCGCCCACGTCGATTTTCACGATCTTGTCGATCGGTCCGTGGCACAGGACCATGTGAGCCCCGAGGTAGTATTTATAGCCAACCGTTACGCTGCTGCTGCCGCCCACTGCTTAATGCTCCTGTTCCGCGGCCGCTATGGCCTTGTCCGCCAAAGGGCATTTCATTTCGCGCAGCTCGGACACGGGCACACCCTCACGAAAGCGCCGCATATCGAAGCTGTTACGATCGCACCAGTTGCGCACGCCAGCCGCACACCAGCCCATTCGGCGTAATGTCTGAAAGGTCACAACAGGCTCGGCCGTCATTTACCTGCGTCCTCTTTAATGGCCTCGGTCCTCAGGTCGCCGTACCAGGTCACCGACGCAGAGGTGATCGTGCGAGTACCGAACAGCACCGGGATGCTGGCCCCCTCCTGCACCGTCGGCACGTTCGAGAACTCATCCGGCTTAACGCCCGGTTGCTGAGGTTTAGGCGTCAGGATGTACGCGACAACTTGCAGAGCAACAGCAACGAGGAATGGAACCCAGAAACCCATAAATACCTCACACAATCGAGTTGATGTTGTTGCCGTCGAACGGCCCATCTACGGGGATAAAATCAAAACCACCGTAGTTATCCACGTTGTTGAACTTCGCCGCGCATGTCGTGGCGGATCGATCGCAGCCGGGGTACAAGGTGACTAAATCGCCCACCTGCAAGCCCATGATCGGCCGGTTGATTGATACAGAGTTACCGGCGTGTCCGACAACGAGCCTCATTGCTCCCTGGAACTCCAAAATACCGGCGGTGTAGTACCCGTCAGGCTGGCCAGAGGCGGCAGGGATGCTCAGGTTTAGTTTGTTGACGATGTTGTCAATCGCGCCACTCAACGCGTAATCCTGCCGCACCAGGTTGCACCCAGGGCCGTAATGGACATGCCGGCAATGACGGGTATACCTGGCCCGAACCCCTGTGCGCTTCAACGACGTAGAAATCCTCTCACAGGCAACTACCGCTGCCGGATACTCCCACGCCATATTGATCACACGCCCAGACCACAGCGTCAGCACCTGCTGATCAGGATCATCCAGCTGTACAGCCTTGAGCTTTACGGTGACCGTTTTTTCAGGGGGCTGGATCTGATACAGCTCGGCCAGTGGATTGATGCGTGGCATGCTCAACCGCAGAGCATTGCCATCATCCGGGTTACCGTCATCGGTAATGCGGCCACGTTCAATTGCAATCGAGGTGTAGGTAACAGCCCCGATGGTGATGTCATGATCGGCGCTGGTGAAACACAAAATGTCCGACGCACCGTCACCATAACGAAACTCATACAGCTCGGCGGGGCGGCTCGCATAGCCGGTTTGTGAATACTCAAATTGACTCATGCAACGTCCTCCACTATCTGAACTGCGATCGCACACTTCGCAACCTCGTCAGTAATCCATTCAACTTCCAGCCGATCGCTGGCCAGGCGGCAGACCGTGACCAGAGAGGCTTGCACGCACTCCCATGGCGCGTAGGCTTCGCCCCAGCTCTCGGTTGTTGTGATCACGGTGACACCATCATTGATGTTGGCTGTAAGCGCAGTGATCTCGAAAAATGCCAGGCTGCGGTCACGCGTTCGGACCATCAGGTGGGTGTGTACAGGGTCACTCGACAAATACATTCCCAACTCGGTACCAGGCACCTCGAAGATTGCACCTGGTGTAACAGGTGCCTGCAGGTGCAGGTCAAGCCAAGTGGGCATCAGGAACGGCCGTTGCCGACCACGGCAGCGATCGAAAAAAGCCAGCCACCAGTCGACTTCGTCGCGGCTTTCAATGAGTACTTCGCCCTTGCGAGTGCGAATGGCCACATCCCCATCGGTTTCATAGGCAGACGGACCCAACTCAGCATCCACCATCACAGGTGCCCAGTTGTAGCCAATCTCGGGAGTACTCCCCCAGTTAACAGGGCGAATCAACACCTCCAGATCACCTATAACCAGGTCAGCCGTCAGCGAGGACGTACCCGGTGCGCGGCTATCGACGAGACAACTGAAATCAAGGCCCGCACGCAGCAGGCCAGATGTGAGTCTACGACCCGTGAAGCGGGATCGAAGTTGTGCCAGCTCGGCAGGGTATACGGATGTGAACGCGGGCCAATTTGACTCCAGTGTATCGACCAGCGTGACAGACAATCGGTCGGCAGCAACGGTTTCGATCTGCTGCGCTTCTGGCTCCTCGCCGTTCCTGTGGAGTACCAGATAATCACCGGATCGCATCTCATAAGACACCGGCTGTGTAAGCTGGAGTGTGTTGCCACCAGCTGAAACGGCTACAGCCAAACGACGAGGCCGCTGCCACATTGGCAATAACAATACATGCGGCTGCAAAGCGGTCATCAGGTAATCGAAATTGGCCGCATCGCGCCCCTCAAGCAACACCTCAAATGAAACATTCTTTCGCGGTTTGGAACGTAACGCACGGCGCTGCTCGGTACCGTCACGACTGCGCATGACATCGGTTTTATAATCACGTGCCTCGATAAGAGGGCTGGTCCAATTGGCCGGGTATGGGAAAATGGCGGCGACATTGTTGGGCAGTGGCATAGCTCAGCCCTCCAAAATCGCGCGGAACGTGCTTTTTTCCGCTTTGAAAATGTTCTTGATCTGACGCACGGCCGTTGGGGTCGACAGCGCAGACTGGGCGAGGTCATCGGGATCAAGGAGGTTCATGATCTGAATCGTATCCCGGCCACTGCCCGAAGAATGTGTGACCGGCGGCATCAGGGCATCAGATGAAACAGCACCACCATCGGCATAGCCCTGGAAGCGTTGCAGTGCGGCCATGCCGTCACGGCGAAACGCCTCCATGAAGGCCATGGCACCGGGCTCACGCATGCGTTCTTGTGGCTGGACGTACTCGCCAGCGTGGACGATACCGGCCGGTTCATATTTGCTCCCAGGGCCAGTGTAGCCCCCATTTGCAAACCCAGCTGGCATAGCCAATGCCATCGCCATGGCATTTGTTGAAACGAGTGCTGCATTCGCGCCTGCCGCATTAGCACCGAACGATGCCAAGGATGCAAGCGCTGCAGCAGGTGCCCAAGCCAACGCCACCTGACTGGCTGCCAGTGTTTGCTGCGCCATCATGGCGGTAGTAGCAGCGGTACCCAAGGCCTGGTTGACCAAATACTGCACACCCAGCCTGATCAGTGCACTGATCATGTCAATCGCGACTGTACGCGCCACGTTACCCAGAATCTCTTTGAGACTGGCCCCTTCGACGGCAACACGCGCCAGTCCATCAGCCAACCCATCAACCCAGCCCTTGGCACCGCGTCCGAATATATCGGCAAAACCAGCCTCCAGTGTGGTGAAGTCATCCAGGAGTTGCCCCAGCCCTTCAACCAGAACGCTGCCCATGTCACCTTCGCCCAAGCTATTCATCAGGGTGGCTGTTTCAACGTTCAGGCGAGCAATCTGGTTCGTGTAGTAATCGCCCGTGATGGCACCTTGCTCGAACGCATCATTCAAGGCTGTAATACGCGCCGCTACATGTATGATTTCCCCGGCAGTGTCATCCCAAACAGAACGCAATTCCGACGCCATGGCTTCGAAAACGTCCAGCTCCAAATCGGTGCCGGGCATGTTTTCGATCATTGCCTGGATACGATCCCGGCGCTCTGCCGCTTCCTGTTCCAACTGATTGCCGGTTAATGCTGCCCTGAGCGCGGCTGTCGCCGCTTCATCCTTGCGCAGATCAATCCCTTCACGCAGCAGCTGGTTGGTCAGCTGGATCATCTTCGCCTCGATTTCGCGCTCCTTCTGGGGCAGCTTGAGCAGGCGGGCCTGCTCCTCGATCTGGCGGTTGATCTGACGCATGGGGTCGATCTGGTTGATGTAGCTCTCGCGGGTTTTGGTCAGCTCCCGGTTGTATTGCT